TTTTACCTTCAACCGCATCTTGCACATTGATTTCACCAGTAAAATTATGTGCAACAAATTTAGCAGGTTTACGAATAGAAATCGTATCGCCTACTCCTGCAACAAATTCATCGTTATAATCACGATGAACCAAATTAGCCATAACTAAATTATTCTCTAGTACCATTAGCGCTTCACGCGCAATAATTTGTGGTGTTAAAATTTCGTTCATAATTTATATTCTCCTTTTTACTGTTTACTACGCCATGCTTTATATTCTTCCATAGACATTTTAGATGGATCTTTTTCTACAGGCGGTTTCCCGTGTGGCATACCTCCATTTCCTCCATCATTTGTACTTTCAAACATATCTGCATAGCTCTCTGTTAATGTTTTGCCGATTTCATCAATTCCTTTAACAGTATCATTTTCAATTTGTAACTTTGAATAATCAAACTGCGAGCGAATCAATGCTCTGTGTTTGGTCGGATGTGCATCAAGCCAAGCATCTATTGCATCACGCTTTTTCATATCTTCTTGTAATTTTGCAATATCAGCATCATACTTAGCTTTATTATCTGTAATTTGTGTTTTCAAATTTTCGATATCAGTTCCTTCGAATTTAGATGCAGCATCTTGAAGTGAGGTAATCGTATTGTTTGCTTTTACCAACTCAGCTTCTTTATCATCATATTTAGCTTTTGAAACATATTCTCCACTCGCTAAATTGGCCAATTTAACATCTTTGTTATCTTTTAGCTTCGCTTCAACTTGAGAATATAAGTCATCACCTAATAATTCTTTTAAAAATTCCATTTTTTCCTCCTGTGTTTTTTATATTCGGTTCTCTCCGCTAGGCAGCAATTTATATCCCGTGCAATTGGGTGCTTAAGTAGTTTATATGCCATTCCTTCAGGGCTACTTTAATCTTGTTCCAAAATACGGTAACTTTCTCCGTGGTGGATCGTTCATCCAAATCACCCTTTCTTTTAACTTTTTGCCACAAAAAATGCAGGTATCCGTTTCCTTACGAACCCTGCAATCAAGTTTTCGATCATAATAAATTCTTGCATTGGTTACATACGCATGATTACACACCTCATCACTCCCCTAAAAATAAAAACGCCCTTATTGAGCGTTAAATAATTTTGAATTTAACAATGTTTTTCAAAACACTATTCTTCATACACTATCCTATCTATAATTCTTTCAGCGGTTCTCACTTTATCATTTACTATGTCTTGCATTAAATACTCTACTGTAAAATCGTGTAATGCTTCGATAAGTTCGTTAGGATCGTTTGAATTCAATAATTTTTCTGCATCATTAATATGTCCTTTTATAAATTCAATTTCTTCTTTTCTTAATTTTACCATACTATCTGCCTCTTATTTTTTAGGAGTTGTCTGTATTAGATTTCGTGTGTTAGGATTTACAGTGATGATGCAACTATTCGAATGATAGTTTCTGCTTTTTCCGCTTGCCGTATTCTTTTCAGAAATCTTATCAGGATTCTTCAAAGTCGCCAAAACATCACCTACTGACACTCCCTTACGCTTTCCTTTTACGGGGTAATTACTACTCTCATATTGCCCAATGATACGATCAACAAAATGCGTTTTATACCCTGTTATCATTATACCATCTTTTGTAGTAACACCAACAAGTTCTTTTTCGATTTGTTTAGCAGTATCTTGATAAATTTCAAATGTTATGAAAGATGATATATCTCCCTTATTTATTGCCTTTTTATATCCCTCGTAAAGTAGAATATTCTTTTCTAATTGCTTGTTGGATATAGAGTTTGATATTCTTCCTAACCCATCCATATAAATGCGTTCTTTCTGCTGTTTCAAACCCATTGCTTTTGCAAATTTTACGTATTCGTCCATTGCAGTACGATATCTTGCTTGCGCATACATAATATCAAGCGGATCACCTTTACCTTCTTTTAATAATGTAATCCTTTCTCTCATTGCTCGTATATTGGTTTCCATTTGTCTCATGCGCTGCGTTGCTTCGTATCCTGTATATGTTTTTCCTCGATACGTTTTTTCATCTTGAGAACGCCATTCTCTAAGTTGATGCTCGGTATAGGCCCTTTTAGATACTCCAGGTACAAACGGATAATATAGATGATAACAATTTGCTCCTTGAAGTCCTGTTACCGTACCTAATCCACAAGTACTTTCTAATTCAGCAGATGTATAAATGCCTCCTTGCCAAATCGCATGAGTAGGTCGCGCATTAAGGTGTGCGGTTACCTCAAAAGTATCAATACCTAATTTAGCAGCAGTATCTCTGGCTGTCATATTGCACATGTCTGAAATCGACGACATTACCGCTCTTCTAGCTGCAACAGTAATTCGATTGTGATATTTACTTTCATAATCTATCCACCGAACGCCTGAGTTTGTCATTTCTTGTACTGCTTTTCTTAACGTCGTATTATAATCAAAAGCACCTGTCTGTATGTCAACAACTATTCTATCTAAGACTTTTTTAAAATACTCTGTCAAACTAACTTCAACTAATCCGTTTTTTTCGTTTAATACAAATCCTAATGATTGTGTCAAATTTTGCATTTTTTCATGTGTTTTCTGTTTTGCTGCTTTTACAATCCCTTGCAAAAAAGTATTTTTCTCATAAGGAATAAAGTTACCGTTAATCTGTTTATACAATTCTTTATTCCCGATATAGTCCGTTTTAATTGCCATATCATATAAATAATCTACATATTCATCAGAATATTTAATTGTCTCTTTTAGCATTTTTTTAATATCTTCACTACTATATCCTATGTTATACAACTGATTGATCTGGAAATCCGCTGAACGCGTTATAACACCTGCATTGTAAATACGTCTTACAATATCTAACATGATTCGTTGTTCTAATTTAATGAAAATTGCTTCTCCACCATATCCATAGGATTCCATTTGATTATGCGTAATCATTGCATCACATCTGCTTGCTGAGGGAGCATTGATTGAGCTGTATTTTTGTCTTCATTGTATACTTTCATACGATACTCTAAAAGACTCATAGCCCCTAAAGCGACATCTTCTTTATATTGTTTTCTTTCTGCTTCCTTATCTTCAATAATAGAATCGTCAAAGTCTATTGTGATAATTCCTGAATATACTTGTCCCACGGAAATATATAAAACTGCGCGCACAAGTTCTTCTAATGCTCTACGTAGAATAATTTCGTGTTTTTTTAAACGACGAAACATCTTAGAGTTGCTACTGATAATATCTGTTGTATTCGTATATATCTTTCCTTCCTTAAAAACGTAATAATTAGTACCGAAGCCCACCTTATCACTAAACAAATTCAAGGAATCTTGCAAACCTAAGCTATGTTGTTCAACACGCAAATCAAAATCCGTTTGTTCAATTTTCCTCTTATTATCTTCACCAAGACCAGCTACACCATAAAATGCGATATCATCGGGATCAAATACCGGTTTTGTATTTTCATTATCGACTGTTGGTACAACATTGATTGATGACGGATCAACAAATATCCTTTTTTTTCCTAATTGAAACTCATTAAAATAAGAGTCAAACTTCTCATCAACATCCATCATTTCATCTGTTGCATTGGCGAATACGGACAATCCCATAGGTTCATCCATATCAGAATTATTTGCTATGTTAGGTTTTATTATTTGAAATAATGGAACAGGACTATAATATACATTCTCTATGCCTTTCGGAAGTTCGCTTATTTGATACTTTCCATATCGTTTAGAGCTGATAATAATATTTTCAATGCGATATTTATCCCCTTTCTTTTCGTGTATATTGACGTAATATTTTCCATTTGATATTTCACTAGCAAAAGCTACGTCTACAATTCTTCCGTTTGCTATGCGTAAAGGGAAAATCATATCAGCAGAAATATAATTGATACAACAATTATTGTTTATATCTGATGATTTATACTCTACAAAAGCTCCCGTTCCAAGCGCAAATGTTTTTTCTAACAATACATTAGCTTGCTCACGAAAATCATTTTCTTTTAAAATGCCATCTAGATGCTCTTGCATAGAATCTATTGTTATTTTAACTTTCTCATTCAATAATAAATCTGCCCAATCCTCGCACGCTTTTTTTGCCATACCTAGTGATTTTTTTGTTTTCTTAACCTCTTTGACACCGTTATACACTTTATAATTATGAAAAGCATCTACCTTCCCTCGATACCATTCACGCCATAGCTGCATATGTTCCCTATGTGTTATAGTCGTTTGCACTTGATATCCCATCTGCTCAAGAAAATCTCTCACTTCACTCACAACCATAAGCATTACTCCTTTCGTAAAATTGGTAACATGTTTACAATGTATTTCCACAACCCCATAACAACATATCTCAACGCATCCATACAATGATCGTTTTCTTTTAATGGTTTTTCTATTCCTCGTTCAATAGAATCAGGATCATAACCATAAATATATATTTCACTTTTCAATTCTTTTTGCTTGTTTGTGAATGATAATGCGTTATATATTAACAATTTTTGTACTCTGCTTATTCCTAGCTCTACTGAATTATCAACATCGGGAAATTGTATCTCCGGACATAGTCGTTTAATTTCTTCTTTCAATCCTCTTGCTGAAGGATCAATAAAACAAAAAACAGGCTTATGCCCGTATTGCTCGTAAATACTATCTATCAAGTCTTTGAAGTCCTTCGCATACTCACTTGGACTTTTCTGCCTTCCGCTCGTTCTACCACAATGATAATACTCATCTAATCCTTGAATTCGTTTATTACTGAAGTCTAATCCAACGACTTGATATGTTGTAGGATTCATTTGTCCATAATCAACACCTACCCCATACAGTGTTATATTATCTTCACTATTGGTTTTACGTACATGGTGTTCTTCATCGAACATATAATAAATTAAATCATCAAGTCCAACCGCTTCTCCTAACCATATCCAACGATACATTTTAAAATCAGCCAATTTCATTGCTTCCGCTTCATCAATCAGCTTTCGCCCTAACCACTTCATCGGAACATCACGATAATCCGTATGAATATGAATGCAATCTGCACGCTGCTCCATCTTACGGCACCATTCATTGACAGGTGCTTTTGGATTTTTAGGCGGATTATACAGATACATCATTCTAAAATCTTCATCATTACCACGCACAAATGTTGCAACTATGTTAAGGATCTCATCCTCTCCCTCTCCTTTATCGAAAAATTCAGTAAGTTCATCTAGTACCACTAAACGTATATGATTTTTCTCATCTATCATACCTTTTGTATCATCGATGCTATCTGATCCGGTGAAATATATAGTGTTACCATTCTTTTTGTAAGTAATTTGCATCGGACTTCGAGTAATCGTGAAATGTTTTTTGGATAATCCCAAGCGCCCAATTGCACGTACGCATTCTTGATATACTGTTTTTCGTAATTTATTATGATGCTTACGCATAATAACTGCAGCGGAGTCATCTTCTGATACAATAAGAAAATCTGCCATAATCGCCATTGCCGAGGATTTTGTACCGGCACGACCCGATGTAAGTATTTGGTGCATGTGTTCTCGATCGTTTACCAATGGTTGAAATTTAGGAATAATAATATCACTGAGTTTTACTGTTTTTTTATTTGATGTCATTGATAATCACCACACCTTCATCATCCTCTTGCACACTTTCTACTTCCAACTTTTTCTTCTGTGCCTGCAACAATTCAACTTTTGCCTTTTGTTCGTCTGTAGCCCAACCGATATGATCAGCTAACCATTCAAGTGCTTTCATTCGATCTGCAAGTTTGATAGAAACACCGTCTTTTCCTTTTTTGACTTCACTTAAGATTGTTCCGTCTACCTCATCAGACTCTTTAAATCGAACTGTATTGACCATCTTTGTTACCGGGTTACCATCTTCCATTACAGGACCGAAAGCAGACATGACAATGGTTTCTTCTTGCCCAAATTCAATATAATCATTCAAATCCGCAAAAGCAATATCCATATACTTCTGAAAGATATCTTCCTTTGTAAGCAGATCCCTTTTACATCGCTCTTGCTTTAACTTCATGATTTCGGCTTTTATTCTATCTTTACCAAGCAACCTAGGTCCACATGCCATTGCTACTTGATACGATACACCATAAACCTTTTGATAAGATTTTGTAGCATTAAACGTCCTTGAATACAACAAACAAAAAAGACGCTGTTTTTCATTTAATCCATCTGCTTCAAGCGTCTCTATATCTTCGGGGTTTAATTCATTTAAAGGCTGGATATTTATGCCTTTCTTTTGTTTGGTAACGTTACTTTTTGTTTTAGTAACATTACCTTTCAATTCTTCGTCCCATTTATCTTGTGATTTCCATTTTCTTATCTGTGTATCACTGATATTTAACTGCTCTGCTATATCCTTCAATAAGAGCTTTCCTTTACCGGATATATAGAGTTCTTTTGCTTTATCTCTGTTGGGACTTCTTTGTCTAGGCATTCATATCACCACCTCCTTTTTAGGTATAAGAAAAGCACCTCGTTGGGTGCTCTGCTTAGATATTCGTCATTTAACGATTATCCATAAATGAATTGAGAAAGTTTGATTGCAACAGGAATTCAGCGAGTGAGGGGAGGTTCTATCTCGCCACCAATTCCTAATATCATTATATCATGTCAACCCCATACCCCGAGGGTACATTTTTATGAAAATTCTTTAAAATTTGTATGTATTCGGTTGATTGCACGTTCTACTTGCTTCTTGATCGTTTCTTCGGAGCATCTTAACTCAGCTGCTGCGTGGTTTCTTTCTTGACACTGATATTGAATCACATACACTTTGACAATCTTCTGTTGAGCAGGAGTTATGTAATTCAACCACGCATCTAATGTATCCATCTTATTGATGTAATATTTAAGATTATCCTCCATATCTTTCAACCTTGCATTTAATCGTATTACGATATGCTCCTTTTCCGATATTCCGTTCGGCATCTGTATAATACTACCACCAAAGATCGGATTGTTCAATTCTTCCTCATATTCAATTTTAAATTCCTCTATTTCAGCTTTGATATCTTTGGCTCTCCCTAAATAAAAATAATATCGCATCAATTCTTCTTTAATGAAGCGTTTTTGAAGTGATTCCTTTGTGATACGTGATGTCTGTGTTTCTTCCTCCTTCCAATTCATTGTATTACTCCTTATCGCGATATAACGATGAATCTATCTTTTCTTCCTTCTTAGATTCCATTGATGAAATTATGAATATTGTTGCAATCGCATACCCAATGATTATTCCAATGAATAATACGAAAAAGTTAATCATTCATCGCCCACTCCTTCCTATTTTTCAAAATGATATTCCATTAAATCAGCAATCATCAGATAATGCTTTATTTTCACGTTTTAGCAACGCTATTTCCTCTTGTACCTGTCTATATGCATCTTTGAATGTTTCCAGCTGTTGACGCACTCCATGAAGGCATGTATCAATCATTGCTTTATCAGAAGCACTGCACTTCGAATAAATCTTGTCATTGTATATGAATTTTTCGATATCAGCTAGCATTATTCATCACTCCTATTCCTACTTTTCTATAAAAATCTTTTTTCATTTGCTCCTTTAATTCCTCTAAATCAATCGTAACTGTTGTATTTTCATCAATTTTAACATCTCTTAAATCTGTTTTTCTCATCAGCGGTTGAATTACAGGTTGTGTATTTTCTTGTGCAGCAGGAACGATATACCCCAAATGTTCCATTTCTTTGTGATTGCAATTTTCAACGTAAGGACACTTTCTGCACTTTTCAGAAAGTCTTGAAATTGAGCCAAAATCGTTCATCACTTACACCTCAACATTCAAAATAAAAATCTAAATACTTACCATTGTCTAAAGAAAAATAATAATGTCCGCTAAAATCATCACCCAGCCAACCGACACTTTGATTACAATATTCTCCATCACATTGTTCTTCTCCACTTGGCTCATCAACTATTCTCATACTTTCAAAAAACAAACCATCAGTATCTAAATTGTTTTTTATCCACTCATAGATTTCTTTATCAAGTTTCAATTTTGTTTCTATTTTTTCTCTTATTTCTTTTGGTATCATCACTCACACCTCACTTTGCAATATGAATTGGATAGAAACGATTTTCTTCATACCAAACTCTAATCAAGCCATTTTTATCACTACAAATCATAAATTTTTCAATACCTTCATCTTTATATACTTCCTCTTCTTTAACTTCTGCAAGAATATAAAACTCTTTGTATTTTCTGTCATAAATAGGTTTTCCTACAACTTCTTTCAAATCTTCAAATTTGTATGGTTGTGGGTTTAAATAATCTTCACAAAACATGCTATATGTGTTTTCTAACATTTCATGCTTTTCAACAAGTTCATAGTGTTCATTTATTAAATCTTTAAAAACTTTTCTATCTTCAATTCTTGAATTTGAAGAACAAATATTCATCAATGCTTGTTCACACTCTTCTTTACTCAACATCTTCACATACCTCATACGTTTTTTCAAAAATATCAGGTTTACATGGATATAATTCGCCATTCACACCGCAAATAATATAATCTCCAAAATTCGCTCTCATTGTTCCTTCTAGCGTTTTAATATCACACATACCATTTGAATAAGTTATTATATTGTTCTGTGATAAATTATCCATAAACCAATCAGGAAGATAATCATCAATCATAAATCTAATCGCTTCAATCACTATCGGTTTCTTTCTGTATTTCATCTTCACTCACTCCTTTTCAAACAATCCTAATTTTTCAAGGGTGTATCGCCTATTAAGTTCCATACCTTTATACATTATGCCTTTTTCAAAATTAGGAAATAACATAACATCTTTTTTTAATTGAACACGAATAAATTCCATATCTAAATCTTTTGTTTTCGTGATATCTATCACTCTGTCCTTGAACGGTCTTAATACACCTTCTAAATAACGCTTTTCAACTTTATCTAGGATTGGCTGTTCTATTTCACGCACGCCTCTTAATAATTTTGATAACTCACAAGGAAACATATTTCCTTCATGATTAAGCAATCCATGCTCTGTAATCATATGCGGGTTATTTTTTGAGCCTTTAATATTAAAAGGCACTCCCATTTCAACACCTAGTAACTTTGCTACTTCTTTCATTTTATTTTCTGCCATAATTTATTTCTCCTTTATATACGGATTTGGTAGTGGTTGCCATGCAATTACTTTCCAAACACTTAAATCAATTTCTTTTGCATTACTTAACCAAAACGGACTTACACCATACATTCCATAATTTGTAAATACATCAGCCACTTTCCTTTGACCATACTTATTCTCTATTGTTGCTAAACAACGATACCCTGCTAATTCGGGCAACCTTTCTTCAATAGGTATCCATTCATTTACTTTTGGTTGTTCTTGAACAATTCTAATTGTTCTATCAAGCAATGCTTTTTCTCTTGAATTAGAAGCATGATGATAGTTGCTTTTTCTTAATTCTTCAATCAATCTTTTTCATCAATCATTTTCTTTTACCTCTAATGAGCCAAACTCTTTTTCTATCAATTCTTCGTGAGATTCATAATATTCTTCGAAATCATAAGGATTAAAATACAACGTTTGTTCTGCTGCTTTTCCATCTCTATTTAATTCAAAATATAAATCATACAAATCTCCACCATAATTCTCTATTGTTTCCGATAAATCTTTTTCACAATAAACTTTACCTTTGTACTTATATTTCTTCATTCTTCATCACTCCAATCTAACGCTTTTCCGCAATAATGACAGTAGTTTAAGTCATTTATTATATTCTTGTTTGCAACAACCACTTTGCAGTTAGGGCAATAACTTGCACCTTCAATATTTTTTTCTACTTTCTTCGGTGCAGCCTTATCGACTAGTTCCTTTAATATATCTAAATATTCATGTGCTTCTTCTGCCGTATCTGTACATAAACAACATAAACTTGCTTTTTCAAACGCATCTTGATACTTGTTCATTTCAATATCCTCCTAAAATGGCAAATCATCACTGGCGATATCTAAAGTATCACTACTCGCAAAATCATTGGAATAAGATGGTGTGGTACCTGCTCCCGGTTCATAAGTTGGCTCATAACTGTTTTGAGGAACATAAGTATTTGTGCTTACATTTGCACTTACGCTGTCCTTCGGCTCCAAGAATTGAACATTATCCACAACTACCTCGGTTACATATACACGCTTACCGCTTCTATCATCATAGCTGCGCGTTTGTATGCGTCCCTCAACACCAATCAGTGAGCCTTTTTTAGTATATTTATGTAATACATCTGCTACTCCCTGCCATGCTTGACAGTTGATGAAATCAGCATCCGGCTGCCCTTCTTTTTTGACACGTCGATTGACCGCCAATGTGAATGATACAACACTTACTCCTGACGCTGTCTTACGAAGTACCAAATCCTTTGTAATCCTGCCGACTAATACTACTCTGTTTATCATGTTTAACCTCCTAGCTTATAAGATATCCTTCAATTTATATCCGGCTGAAATTAATAAATCATACGGAAATTTATTTGATGAAAGATATTCGAAATATTTAATTGTTTCTTTAAATGACTTGATATTATCTACATGTGAATGTGTATATTGTGTAAATATGATATTTTCTAATGCCTTCACATAATCATTATTTACAATACTCCTCGGTGCTGATCCGATACAAATTCTATTTTCTGTCAACATATTAGGCATTGGATATTTAAATAATTCGGTTTCTTTGCCCTCATACTCTTTATACGAATATGCTTCAATATTTTTTATTTTGCCATCTACATAATCAATGAAATAAATTGAATTCGGAAATAGGATATTGTAGGCTTTATTTTGATAAGTAACAATACGCTTATGCTCCTGCTGATTGATCACTGCGCATTTATCATTGAAAGCGATATACTGATCATCTAAAAAAATTAACTTTTGGCGTTTGTTATCTGTGTCAATTGGTTTCATTTTCTTTAACTTATCCATGAGCGATTGAATATCAATGGCCGAAAAATATTCATTACCGTTTTCATCAACTTTTAATACCTCTATATCTTCGCTGATTGTATTTGCTCTAAATATAATCTGTTTCAAAATATTACCTCCTGATTACTTCCTTTCAATTCAAATAAATCGTAGAAATAAGGATTTGAATCTGCTACAAAATAGCTAAACATTCTATCAAATTCCGATAAATCACGCTTCTTATTAATTTGGCTATCAATATATTCCAATGTAGACTTTCCTAATGTGTCATATCCAGAAAATTCTCCACTAAAATTCATTGATGCATATACATACTGTCCTGGCTTTACTTTACAAAAACAAAGTTCATTGAGTACCATATCAAGCTCTGCAGTTTCTTCTAGCTCATCAAAATTCAATGTAATATGGTTAAAATATAAATCTTCGCAAACTTCGTCTCGAAATACTGGATTATTATAGTTTTCCTTGATATCTTCATCACTTAATTTTTCAAATAAAGATATGAATTCTTCCCAATGATCAAATACGTTTACAATCGGATCCGAATGAGTTAATCCTATAATTTTCCTTCCTCTTGTTGTATGATCAAGAAAAATATCAAATGGATCCGTTGAACTTGTATGAATTTCAAATTTATCTAGAAAGCAAGATAATATTAGCTTTAATATAGGATATTCTTCATTAAAGATATCTTCCCAATGGTATGCAAATTCCAACATGCATTCAAATGGACCAAAATCGGTGTCGATTTGATTTCCGTTTTCTACAAGACTCTCTATAAATTCAGTTACATATTTTTCATCTTTGCTACATTCACACAGACGCTTGATATACCATGCTTCCGTCCTTTTTAGAAGTTCCTCCTTAGTAATGTACTTCCTCAAATCTTCGTACATTAGTAACTCCCTCCTTGATTTCTCCATGTAATATAGAGCTAACATGCTCAATGATTGTCATGGCCATCTTTAAATTTGTTACCATATACTGCGTATTCCCTGCCGCCGCTTGTGCTTCACAAGACTTTTCTGTAGGGTGGATATCTCTGTCTAACGTATATACTTCGCTCCTTAGACGCCCCGCTCTTTGCCCATTTTCTTTTGCAACGACATACACATTTCCTTCATATTCCGAATTAGCGGAATCAATATAGATACCTCTATCCAATTGATGAAATGTATGTTCTAAGATTTCTCTAGTTTTGTCATTATCCACACAACCGATCAATACTGGAAGAAATGTCGGATACTGCTTTCTAAGCTTAAGCAATATTTCATCTTTCGTTACATATTTATCGATAACGCCACATCTATTACCGTAGAAAGCATTGATCTTTCTAGCTAAGGCTATTGCCTTATTTTCGTTGATATCGTGTTCTTGATAGCTTTGACGCGCCATGTTTTTCTCTTCTACTCTATCTCCATCTACAAGCACTATTTGATGCTCTTGATGTAAAACCAGTTTTGGAATATCTCTTGCTAGAAGTGAACCTGTTCCACCAACTCCGACAATCACAAATACATATTTCATAATTACCCTTTCTTGTGCTGTTGAAATGTCGGAACAAGCACATTATCCTTTTCAATGAAATCATAAGTTACATTTCCGGAAAATTCATAGAAACCGTGCTCCAACATCTTCTTTGTTATCTGCTCCGGTGCATATTCAACACCTTCCTCAAAAATATACGATACATCTTTCTTTTCAGCTGCGAGATAAATTTCAAATGGATATTTGAATACTTTATCCGCTTT